ATGATGACTTGTCTGAAGAAGACTTATTCGGTTAAAGAACTTGTAGCGTTCTTTGATCCAGATGAACGAAACTATAGCAGAATGAATCGTGTTGCTATGTCTATTGGTTCTACAGATATTGATTATGAAAAGTTTTGTAATGTACAAGAACTGACTGATGGCAATATACGCATTCTATGTGTAGATGTAGCAAATGGATACACAGAAGCATTCAGTAACTTTATCTATCAGTTACGTCTAAATCATCCAGAACTCGTCATTATTGCTGGTAATGTTGTAACTGGAGACATGACACAGGAGTTGATTCTCAATGGTGCTGACATCGTTAAAGTTGGTATTGGGCCTGGTTCTGTCTGTACGACTCGCATTAAGACTGGTATCGGTATGCCACAACTCTCAGCAGTCATCGAGTGTGCAGACGCCGCACACGGTCTTGGTGGACATATTATTGCTGATGGTGGCTGTACTACTTCTGGTGATGTAGCAAAAGCATTTGGTGGTGGTGCAGACTTTGTAATGCTAGGCGGTATGCTTGCTGGACATGATGAAGGCGGTGGAGAAGAAGTATTTGAAGACGACAATCCAAAACCCATAGGCATGAAGTTCTATGGTATGAGTTCGGAGACTGCAAATGACAAACACTTTGGTGGACTTAAAGACTACAGAGCCGCAGAAGGAAAAGAAGTCGTTGTTCCCTACAGAGGAAGCGTTACTAATACTGTGCATGATATTCTCGGCGGTCTCAGATCGGCGTGTACATATGTCGGAGCATCAAAAATAAAAGACTTGACAAAGTGTACAACTTTTGTTAGAGTAAACAACACACATAACAAGGTATTTGGTAATGGCACTTGAAGTAATGACGACACAGAAGTTCTCTCAAATGATTGAAGAGATAGCATTTGAAAAGCGTATTCCATACATGGATGCTGTCGTATGGTATTGCGAAAAAGAAAATGTAGAAGTTGAGGTAGCCGCCAAACTCATTAGTGCTGTACTCAAATCAAAGATTGAAGCAGAAGCGCAAGACTTGAACTTTTTGCCTAAGACTGCTAGATTGCCCATATGAATGGATTTGAAGCATATCAAACTTATCTAGCAGTCACCAATCACTTTCGTCAGAAGTCGTATGATTACTTTCGTTATAATGGAAAGATGAAGGTGAATGAAAGTTCTTATCTGTCTCGTAAAGATAGATGGACATTTGAAAAGGTTGCTAAGAGGTTTGATAGAGAAGACTTTGTAAAATATCTCATATCTAACATTATTGCTGATTCAGACAACACTTGGATTGGTAATATGATGAACGGAAAAGGAGAGATTATATATAAGAAGTATGTAAAGAATCTTGAATCTCTTACATACAACTATAAAGAAGACTTAGAGACTATTCATGACTTTGAGTCTGATTTCGATAAAGTATTCATATCTGAGAAAGGACATCCACTACTCTATAGACTATATCTGAGAAATAAAGTACACATAAATACATGTGTCATTCTCAATGATTTGGTGAACTATTCAAAACTCTGGCGCAAGCAAGATGATATGATGTTGAATGATTTCCTGAATTTGCTTGACAAGTATCCAAGGTTTCTGTATAGTTATGCCAATATCGACAAGGCAAAATATAAGAAACTAACATTGGAGGTTTTCAATGAATAACGAAGTTGAAGCATATGTCGGTGAACTTAGGGAACTTAGAGAGGAGAATGCAGTTCTAAAAGAACGATTAAAAGAATACGAAATAGAGATTGCTTGGACACAACAATACCAAGCATTACCTAGTGACAAGCATTATGATGTACAGTGGTTTCTACATGATGTGGAATATACAACAAAATAATACTTGACACAATGCTTACATTATGCTATATTGGACAAAATAAAACATACAACATACACAACATACGAGGTATACAAAAATGGCAACAGATTTCGCCGCACTAAAAAAGTCACGCTCAAACTCTTTGAGCAAACTAGTTTCAGAGACAACAAAAATCAATACACCATCCGAAGGTTCATCTGCTGATGATCGCTTCTGGCAACCTACTGTTGATAAGGCTGGTAACGGATACGCTGTTATTCGTTTTCTACCAGAACCTAAAGGCGAAGACTTGCCTTGGGTACGCCTTTTCAATCATGGTTTTCAAGGTCCAGGCGGTTGGTATATTGAGAACTCTCTGACCACCTTCAACGAGAAAGACCCTGTATCTGAATACAACTCAATGCTGTGGAATAACGGCACTGATGCTGGTAAAGATCAGGCTCGTAAGCAGAAGCGTAGGCTCTCATACACCGCTAACATCTATGTGGTGAAAGACCCTGCTAATCCATCTAATGAAGGCAAAGTATTTCTCTATAAGTTTGGTAAGAAGATTTTCGACAAACTTAATGAGTCGATGAATCCGGAGTTTGAAGATGAGACACCAATCAATCCTTTTGACTTTTGGGAAGGTGCTGATTTCAAACTGAAGATTCGTCAAGTAGAAGGTTATCGTAACTATGATAAGTCTGAGTTCGATACACCATCTGCACTTCTTGATGGTGATGATGACAAACTGGAAAAGGTGTATGAAAGTTTGTATTCACTTCAAGATTTTCTAGACCGTAAGAACTTCAAGACGTATGCAGAACTGCAAGCAAGACTGAATCGTGTTCTTGGTCTAGATGGTTCATCACCAAAGCCTACTACAACAGCAGAAGATAATGACAATGTTGCACCAGCACCAGTTGTTGCTAAGTCTGCGCCTGCTCCTAAACAAGAGTCGGTAAGTGTAGGGGATGATGACGATGATACACTCTCCTTCTTTGAGAAACTTGCAGAAGAAGATTAACCGTCATTCTGACGCAAGAACTTAGGGGGCTTTCGCCCCCTATTTTTTTAGAATGCTAAGATTGCTGGATTGTTACCTTTGTATTCGGTAGCGCCGCCTCTGAGTTCAGAGCGTTTTACTCGTCTATTAGATTTTGCTGGTGTAACTGTAGTACTCTGTTGACTATTCTGCGTGTTATTATTCACAGCAACAGTTGTTGAGTTATCCGCTACTGAACCGCTACCTCTTCTGTCTGCTTCAGCACTACTTCTAGCATCAATCTCTGCACCAGTCAAACCACCAGATGCTCCAGGGCGACCTTCTACATCACCACGCATCTCACGCTTGATTGCCAACTCTCTTTGTTTTAAGTCTTGCTTTTCTCTTTCAGACAAACCTAGTTTTCTAGCATTTGCTTGTTTCTCATAGATTTCATCCAACTCTGCTTGAAGAGATTGTTTGTCATCATCATCGCCGCCAAAAAGACCACCAGTTATCGATGAGAGTATGCTACTTGGTGATGGTAGCATTTCTTTTAGTTCTTCAAATGTAGGTATGATATCTCTGAAGTAGTTGATGATATCTTGAATAGATTCTAGAATGAAGTCTGATAGTCTGAATGGCTCTTCTGGATCACCCCATCCAAACAAGTCTCTAATAGCATTGACTGCAAGATTGATTTGAGCAGTTACAATGTCAAACAGTCCACCGAATAGATTTGTGAAGTTTTCTAGGCTGAAGTCGCCACCAAAGATAGCCTTGATTGAATCAAATATCTCACCGAATGTCTGCTTCAAGAACTGATAGAAAGCAAACTCTGCAAACATTTCATCTATTGCTACCATTGCTTCAGAGAAGAATGTTGTGATACCATTCCAAACTTCACCAAAGAAACCAATGACCTTTTCAGACATTCTGCCTAAGAAGTCTAGTGACGATGCTATAGCATTTGGTATTGTTTCTGTGAAGAATCCTACAACTCCATCATAGATGCCTGTGAAGAAGTCTCCAATAGCACCAAAGAGTGTGCCGCTTTCACCAAAGTCTACACCAAACAATCTGAAGATTGCTGTCAATACTTGATCCACTACACCAAATAAGAAGCCGCCTATTCCTCTGATAATCTTACCAATGCCTCCAATGATGCCGCCTTCTCCATCACCAAAGATGTCTTGGAATCCTTGAATGACGAAATCAATATTTGCCATGAATGAATCGATGATACCACCAAACATGTCTGTCAAGATTGGTAACATAGTATCAGTAAAGAAGCCTATGAGTGGAAGTAGAACATCATCATATATCTTATTGAGCATAGGCATGATTTTGTCAGTGAATAGTGTCTTTATCTTTTCCCATGCTGTTGAGAAACCTTTAAAGTCACCATTCGCCCAACTTTCAATCGCTTTGAATAGTGCAAATAGACCTACACCAATCAAAAGAGTCTTCAGAACTTTTGTGATTGCTCCAAAGATACTACCGCCGGCAGATTTGAACTTATCTGCAACACCCTCTTTAAATGACTTACCAATATCGCTAAGTTTTTCACCAATAGCAGTAAAAGAGTCTTTAAGCATTCTTCTGCCTTCACGCTCTGACTCAATAGCAAATCCTTCGCCAGCCGCATCTTCAGCCGCCTTTTCTTTATTGAAATCGAAGTTGAGTGTAGCAACATCTTTAAGTTTATCTATACCTAAAGACACAGAGCCAAGGCCTTGAAACATTTTTCTTTCAAGTGCTTTGAATGCGGCGGTGTTGTAGTTGATTGCTTCAGTCGTTTCGTCTTGACTTTTTACAATCTCTACATCACCTTGGGATGCTGGCGGTAGTTCTGCCATGGATTATCCTACTTCTTTTTATTACTCAATGCGTCAGCACCAAAGAATGCTGAAACCAAAACTGCAATGGATGCAAAGTAAGTTGGAGCAATATCAGCGATAAGTTCAGATGCCTGATCCATACCAAAGGCAGATGTGATTGCAATGCCGATTGGATATACCAATAGACCAATCAGAGAGAACCATGCCATCTTCCGAATAGCATCTCTCTGTGCATCTTTGTCCTCAAGTTCTTTACGCTTAAACTCCAAATGCATTTCCATTTCTTCTTTGGTGATATGACCGTCACCGTTAGCATCTGCACCTTCTAGTGCGTCAGCGTCAATAGTTTTCTTTTCTTCAGCCATGTGACTTACCTCTGTTTTTGTTTTTCTTCTTGTTCTTCAAGATAGTTTCTTAACAAAGTCACATAGATATCCCTTTCAAAAGGGATCATATTATCAAGTTCAGTCAGTGAATATTTATGATGTTGCATAAGTGCAAAGTTGAGTTGATAATGATTCGCTAGTGAATCATGACTCAACCCTATGTAAAAAAACTTTGCAGTCCCTCCAACGTAATCTTGTCTTCTTTACCACAACCTTGACATTTCCACTCAACTTCGTGTTTCAGTGTTGGTATGTCTGCATACCAGTTTGCAATATTTTGAAACTGTGTCTGATTGAGTGTTCCCATCCAGTCTTCTATTTCTGTTTTAGTGAAGTCATTATAAATCTGTTCGCTATCAAAAACATAATCAACATGATCAGCAATAAACTTAAAGATGCTTTCGGCATCATCCATGCTACCATTTGCTAATGCATTCATTCTTGGATACTTTAGCATAACACCTAAGTTGTCAGTTAGCATCACTTTACCATCTTTGATGTCACCAGACACCTCAATGTCATCGATAACTATCTGTACTTCTGTTCTCTGTTTACATTCATTCTCACTGTCTGTATGACCAACAGTTACATTGATTACTTCGCCTACTGATTTGCCTCTGAGTTTTAGAAACAAATACTCAATATCAAATGTAGCCAGTTTGTCTACATCACATGAACTAATGATACAGTCTTTTAGCAGACGATTCACTGCATTTGAAATCTCTTTATTGTCTTGTCCTTCAAGTGCAATGAGTAGTGTCTTTTCTTCTTTGACAAGAAAAGGTCTGTATTCAATCTCTTCGCCTGTTGATGGAATCTTAGTAGTAAATGTCGGTGTCGATACTACCGGTAACG